CAAATGTATGACCAAAACTAGTCCATTTGATGTCTTTTTCATTTCCGTTTTCGTCAGTGTATACACCTAAATTATTACTTGGTAAAACTGATTTTTTAGGTTCTTTAATTTTCTTAGTTCTAGCTTCGGCAACTGATGTTTCTTTTTTGAGAGAGAAATCGTACAGGCCTTTTTTACCAGCATTGTTAAATAACTCATGCAATGCTGTTTCATACTTATCTCTACCATCAGAACCACGTTGCAACGCAGTTGTACCTATCCTGCCGCCTTTATCTTTATTTTGACTTGCTTTAAGTTCAATATCTCTACCATTAACTTCCAAGTCTCCAGTTTTTCCCTTTTTTACTGGAGTTCCTAGGATAGCTAATCCTAGCTCGCCGGGTCCCCAGTTGCCTGCGGTTGCACTTGGCTTAACTAAAAGTAAATTTCTTATTCCTAATGAAGCAGCCATCCATCGCATTACTTGTTGCCCTTCTTCGTGTTCTTCTAGTAGTGCTAGTATGTTCCCTCTTTTGGCTGATAACAAAACTTCAAAATCAATAACACCTTCTATACATTCATTCATGAAACCAGTGATAATTCTCAGTCTTGCGTTACGCTGTGTTATAGACTCAGCATCTCCCAATACACTACTAAACATATTTGTTATCAAGGATACTAATTCAGCAGAGGGCTCTTTGGGCATCGGTGTGCTTTTTCTTACAGGAGGAACATCATCTTTGCCATACATTTTTAATATAGTAATTTGCTCATCGTATGCCTTTTTCATGGCATTTAATGTTCCACTAACTTTATGAGCAAGTTTTGTTGCTAAATCCGCAACTTGCTCAAACGCATCTTTATTTGTACTAAATTCGTCTTGTTGCCCTTGTTTGTTTGCTTCTCGAACTAAATCGTAAATTTCATCAATCGATACTTTATTTTTTCGCATAGACTCTACAATGACACCCATTCTTCCGCCCCTAGCTCTGGCAACAAATTGCTGAACGTATATCATCATAGTTTTTTCAGATGCTTCTGATAAAGTAGGTTCTGGCAGTGGTTCTTCTGTAGAGTTTGCAACAGGCAACGGTGCTGGCTGTTGTGCTGGCTGTTGTGCTGGCTGTTGTGCTGGCTGTTGTGCTGGCTGTTGTGCTGGCTGAGAATTTTCAATTTCCTGAGCTGTTTTTTCAATAGAACCTATAATATTGACAGCTTCTTTCTTTAACTTTGGCTCTAATTGATTGTTGACAATCATATTTGCTAAAGTTGTTAACAATTCAACGGCTAAATTTGGATCCTGTGGAGGAGCAAACTCATATAGGGGTTTAATAATATCAATTACACGCATAGTGCTAGTATTTATGCTATTTCAGGGAACAGGCATTCCTGTATGAACGCTCGCACATCGTCTTCATTTAAACCTAAACTAGCCATAACACGCGGTGTATGGGGGTTTTGTTTTTGATTATCGCAATAGTAGTTTTGATGTACTGTAGTATCTAATACGGTGTTATTAGTTTCTGCTACAGTTTCTAAGTAATGGGCAAGGGTAGTACGAGCCATCTCAGTAATTTGATCCAGCTCAGTTTCATCTTGAACATTACCTGCGGCAACCATGTGTTCTGTAAAAATACGTTGTGCCCAATCAGGCAAAGCACGTGGTTTTCGCCATTCCAGTTTGGCAACTTCGGAACCAAACCATTCGATCATTGGGTGAAATGTATCGCCTGCTGGACTGAAATCGTGAAAGCAACCAGTCATTTTGTTCTTGCCAGCAACTACATCAAAGCCGTAAATCGGAGCAGGGTTATGTGTATGTGGAAAGATACAACAATGCATCATCCAGAGTCCTTTTGTATCTCGCGCATCAACCACATCAACGTGAGCACGGCGATAAAGATCAGAACTCCATACACGATTAATCCAACCGGGTTGATTGAACCGATCCATTCCAGGTTCAAAGATTTCAGTGCCAGTCCTGCCAAACTCAGTCTCCAATAAGTGCTGAATATTTATAAGAGTGTCCCAGACTTTACTCATCTGTAAACTCTACTAGTTCCATCATATCTTTAAAAATGTTTTCTGCAAACTTAAAGCATACGATTGCTTCGTCTGCCATATCATCACTTAGTCGTTCACGAATAGCCATTTTAAGAACTTCTGGATTTTCAAACTTGTACATACGGCCGGAGCCTGGAACACGTTTAGCAATCATCTGTCCGCCGGCAAGATCACCCATATGGCGTACATACAAGTGTGCCATTAGTTTTTTAGGATCGTCTTTGATGCTAAGAATGTATTTAATATACTCTTCAGTTGTAGGTAGGATTTGAGGATCACCGTCTTTTTCGTGATCCCACAATTCTTGAAAATCTGCTAAAATAGAAGGCGCTCTACGAATATCAATTAACCCGTGTAACAATTGATGTGGCATAGCACACACTTCTAAAATTTCATAACAAGGGTGTTGATTTTTTAGATAAGTTGCATATAGTTTTGGATTAATTTTTCCTGAAAACAATATCTTTACAAATGGTTGTGTTTCAGCGTTTTTATGTGCTTCGTGGGTTAACTCTTTTAAACTCATTCTTCTTCCAATTTAATTTGTAAAGGATGGTTACTTTGTCTTGAAAGATTCGTTGCTTCTACAGCTTTTGCCTCGGCAATTTCAAAACTGTATATACCAGCAACTCCGCTTCCAGTTTCATGTACTTGTAACATAATATCTCTAGCAGAATCGGTAGTGTGCTTAAAAATTTCTATTAAAATTCCTACTACAAATTCCATAGGAGTTGAATCATCATTGAGTAAAATTACTTTCCAACGTTTGGGTTCGGAAATAGTTACTTTGATTTTTTCGTCTAGTTGAATATCAGTTGTTGACATAGTTGCTCTTTATAAAAGGGGGAGTTTCCTCCCCCGGTTGATTATTTAATTTCGATCTGTCTTGGTTTCAAAGATTCTGGAACAATACGTTCAATTTTAATAATTAACATACCGTCAGAAACTTCTGCACCTTTAACATTCATATATTCAGCAAGAGTATATGACTGTTCAAAATCACGACTTGCTAGTCCACGATGCAAATATTCTTTAGCACCTGCATCGGTTACTTGTTGTACACCTCGAACAATTAATTGATCTTGATCTACTTCTACTGTGATTTCTTCTTTCTTAAAACCAGCTACCGCAATTTCAATTGCATAATCACTGTCACTATACTTCACAATATTATGTGGAGGATAGTTTGAGTTATTCAATCGTGTATTGGTAAAATACTGATCAAAGCCTACTAGTGCTCTACTAATTTGGGCTAGAGCTGCCGGGTCAATAGTTCTTAATTGCATGATTTTCTCCTTTATTAAGCAAGAACTTGGTAGGACCCCGAAGGCGTCCTACTTGTTTACATTATATTACTCTTTTTTGCTAGAGTCAACTTCTGTGAAGCTAGCATCTACAGTTTGTTCACCATTTTGTGCTGGCTGAGCTTGAGCGGCACTATCTGCTGCCTGTTTCTTAGCCATTACTGGTCCTGCTGCTTCAAAGAATGATTCGACTGATTTTTGAATAGCATCTTTGTCTTCACCAGCACAGGCTGTTTCAACCGCCTTAACTGCGTCATCAAACTTAGTGCGTTCATCTTCAGTCAATTGATCTTTGTACGTATCATAGTCTTTCTTGATACTATGTGTAGTACCTTCAGCATTGTTACGTGCATCAATCAATTCTTTTGCCTTCTTATCTGCTTCGGCATTTTCTTCTGCTTCACGAACCATACGTTGTATTTCAGCTTCAGTTAAGCCTGAGTCAGATTTGATAGTAATCTTATTTTCTTTACCAGTATTTTTGTCTTTGGCACTTACATTAAGAATACCGTTTGCATCTATGTCTAGGGTAACTTCAATCTGTGGTGTGCCACGCATAGCTGGAGCAATACCTTCTAAATTGAATTCACCTAATAGTTTGTTGTAACGGAACAAATCACGTTCACCTTGTGCTACCTTAATAGTTACAGCTGGTTGATTGTCTTCTGCTGTTGAAAAAGTTTGTGAATGTTTAGTTGGGATAGTTGTGTTCTTAGCGATTAGCTTGGTAAACACACCACCCATTGTTTCAATACCCAATGTTAATGGTGTAACGTCTAACAACAATACATCTGTCTTGTCGCCAGCTAGAACAGCACCTTGAACAGCAGCACCTGCGGCAACTGCTTCGTCTGGGTTAACATCTTTGCGTGGAGCCTTACCGAATAGTTTTTCAACTGCTTCTTGTACTTTAGGCATACGTGTTTGACCACCAACTAAAATAACTTCGTCAATGTCTGCGGCTGTTACCTTAGCATCTGCCATAGCTGTTTTACATGGCTCGATTGAACGAGCAATTAGACCTTCAACCATTGCTTCAAACTTAGCACGACTAATAGTTACGTTCATGTGCTTAGGACCACTTGCGTCTGCTGTAATGTATGGCAGATTAACACTAGTGCTTGCTGAACTTGAAAGTTCAATCTTGGCTTTTTCAGCTGATTCTTTCAAACGTTGTAATGCCAATACATCTGTTTTAAGATCTATACCGTTGTCTTTCTTAAACTCATCTACCAAGTAATCCATGATAGCTTGGTCAAAGTCTTCACCACCTAGGAATGTATCACCGTTTGTCGATAGAACTTCAATTTGCTTGTCGCCATCGATGTTGGCAATTTCAATAATGGAAATATCAAATGTACCACCACCCAAGTCGTATACAGCAATCTTACGATCCTTAGTGCTAGCCTTGTCAACACCGTAGGCAAGTGCGGCCGCAGTTGGTTCGTTAATAATACGTAAAACTTCTAAACCAGCAATACGTCCTGCATCTTTGGTAGCTTGACGTTGGCTGTCGTTAAAATAAGCAGGCACAGTAATAACTGCTTTAGTAATAGTTTCGCCTAGGTAATCTTCTGCCGTCTTTTTCATCTTGCGAAGCACTTCGGCACTAACTTGTTGTGGTGCTAGTTTTTCGCCATTTGCTTCGATCCAAGCGTCACCATTGTCTGCCTTTACAATACCGTAAGGCATTAGGTCGATGTCCTTCTGGACTTCTTTTTCATCAAACTTACGTCCGATTAGACGCTTGCTTGCGTAAATTGTATTCTTTGGATTTGTGACTGCTTGTCGTTTTGCTGTTGCACCTACTAGGATTTCATCCTTAGTGTATGCAATGATTGACGGTGTGGTTCTTGCACCTTCGCTGTTTTCGATTACCTTAGCAATTCCATTTTCTAAAACTGCTACACAGCTATTTGTTGTACCTAAATCGATACCGATGATTTTACTCATAATTTTCTCCTTAATTAAGCGAGTATATTTTTGTTGGGCACCTTGCCCGTTGTACTAAACCCTTACGGCGTTTCAGCACGTAATTATTTATCTCTGACGATTTATTCTTTTACGTTTTCGATAATAAATTCTGCTTCAGGAATTCGTGTTCTAGTATTCTTACTACCCAAAACTATTACAATCCTGTTGCCTACGTCTGTGTCTAGCATTAAAACAATACAACCTCCACTGGCATTAATGTAGCCTGTTTTGCTTACTATAAATTTATGCTTTTTACCTATGATGGGGTTGGTATTCCTGAACACAAGCCATTTTTTGCGTAGTTGTATTTTAACTTCGCTTGTGTTTGCGGCCTTTATTATTTCTGGGTATGTGCTAGAGGCCTGCACTAATTTTATCAGTTCCGAGGCTGTACTAACATTCATAATACTTAACCCAGTAGGTTCTACAAAACTAGTATTTGGCATCTGCAATAGTCTAGCTTTAACATTCATTGCACGAACACAGGCTGAATGGCCACCGATATAGTTGTCACATAATTCCTGTGCAGCCTTATTATCCGAATGTACCAATGCCATATCGATTAACTGCTGTCGTGTAAAGCGACCAATAGTTTCATCAAGAGGCTGATTAGCATCTAGCACAACCATTACAGTCATCAGTTTGCTAATACTGGCAATACTCCTAACTTGATCAGGATTTTGACTTTGGATTATTCGACCAGTGTCATCAGCTACCACCCAACTTTTTGCCGTTACTTTTGGCCATTCAAATGCGTAACTATTAAAGCTGACAAGTAATCCTAAAGAGATTACAAGTTTTCTATAGTTGACCATTTTTTGAGTTTTTCTCGTTTGGCTTCTGCGGCCAGTTCAATATTAGTCCAACTAACAACATCCATCTCTTGGAGAATTTCAATCATAGCATACAGATCGCCTAGTTCTTCTTCCAAGTGTTCTCTGTTGGTTTTTGGTTTTCCTGGTTTGTAATTGTCAATACCAAAACGGTGACATTTACTAATTGCTTGAATAACTTCTGCACATTCTTCAGATAGAATGTTCATTACTTCACGTTCTTGACTGTTCATTTTCTGCCTCTTGTAAAATTGGGATCAATTGTGGGATAATCTTAGCATCCAAATTGATTGTATATCCGGCGCCCGACCCCTGATTTAATTTAATTTTTATAATTCCATCTTCGATATCTACCCAACAGTAGACTTCGCCGTTTGGTTTAACTATAGCTGTCATCTTTGATTAGCGAAAGGCGCAATATATTTGCCTTCTGTTGTTGTACTTGTACGGAGTGTATTATAGACATTTTGTATCCCTACCGCTTGATTCCAAGCATCTTCTAAAGCATGGTGAGCTGTTACTGGAGGACGTTGTGGATTAATACCTAGGTCGAATGCTGTACGAACATCTCTAACTTCCCAAAACTTCCAAGGGATGGCACGATTAATTTTACGGAATACGTGTTCACAAATGATAATATCAAAACAACTACCATTTGACCAAACACGTTTAGCACCCCAGCAGAATCTATAAAGCTGAGCAAATGCTTCTTCTATATCGATTCTACCTTCGGGGTCAAAGGCCGCTTCTTGTGCCTCTTTGCTTTGATTAGCCCACCAAGCGATTGTATCATCGTTAGTGGTTAATCCAATCCTATCACAACTGTCCAGATCTACTTTACAGTAAAAACTGTCCATTTGGGGTTCTTGGAGTTCTTTGCCGAATGGATCAAATTTTACAGCACCTATTGTTAGTATACTAGCATCGGGTGTCGTATTAAGTGTTTCTAAGTCGATCATTACGTCTGTTAAGGCCATTATGTTCTTTCTTTATTATGAACATATAGTATAACATAATGTCAAAAGGATGTCAAATATAATGATAAATAAAAGTGCCAATCGCGATACTGGTAATATCCACTGGCTCTAACAGTTGAAAGGAACTATCAGCTATGTATTTACAATACTACGTCTATGCCTACTTGAGAAAAGATGGCACACCATATTATATCGGAAAGGGAAAGGATAATCGTGCTTTTGCCCTACATACATACCATAATCCCCCAAAAGAAAAATCAAGAATAGTTTTTTTAGAAACTAACTTAACTGAGTTAGGTGCTTTTGCTATCGAAAGGAGGATGATTAAATGGTATGGGAGGAAAGACACCGGCACCGGTATTTTGATTAATAAAACAGATGGCGGCGAAGGAGGGTCTGGTATAGTACCCTGGAATAAAGGTTTGACCTATGAACATCCTTGGATGAAAAATAAATCTCCTTGGAATAAAGGAATACCTATGTCTAGTATTACTAAAGAAAAACTTTCAAAAGTTAAAACAGGAAAAAGAAATAGCATAGAATCTAATGCTAAAAACTCGGCTTCAAACAAAGGTGTATCGAAATCAATAAAACATAGAGCAAATATATCCGCAGGCAAAAAAGGCGTATTACAACCTAAAGTAATATGCCCGCATTGTCAAAAAGAAGGCGGCATTTCAGTAATGAAAAGACACCATTTTGATCGTTGTAAAACGATTAATACATTTTTTTAGGTAATTGTTGATCTCTGAGTTTTTTACGCCAGCGAGCTTTGGCGGCTCCCTTCTTTCTTTTTCTGGCAGTGGTGGGTTTTTCGTAAAATTCTTTGGCACGTAAATCGTCCAAAAGCCCGCTGTCGTCGATTTTACGTTTGAAGCGTCGTAAGGCTTGGTTGATGTTTTCACCGTCCTTAACAGTAACACCAGTTCCCTTACTCTTCTTGTACATCATCGTCGTTATCCTCTTCTTGGTTTTTGATTTGCTCTACAATCCAATCTAAATTATAGATACGGTTTTTACTTATCAAATTGTATGGAGTTGTATCGTCTTTAGTGATGTAGTATGTATTTGGTTGTGCTAACAAAAAAGTTACAAACTTTTGTGTAATTGGATCGCAATTATCTATATCGATAATAATACAATCAGCTTGTTGGCTTATACTAAGCATCCAGCCTGTATCAGTATCTTCATTATCATATATGAATACATTTAGATCGTCTAAACTTTGACTAAGAATAGTTTGAAATTGTTCTTTTACAAAGTTATTTGGTTTGATTAATAGATAACTTATATTCAAATTGAATAATTTATCCGGTGGGGTTATTAAAGTTATTTTTCCTAAGTTCATACACTTTTCTTAATTTTAGACCAAATAGAATTTTCGGACTGTTCGGCATTCTGAACATATCCTACCTTGTCTTTATTTCTATCTCCCCCGATGGGTTCTTGATCATATAGGTCTTTTTTTTTGAATCGTCCGATTCAAGATCTAAACCAATCCATTGCACACCGTCAAACTTAAATGTTTTCTCGGGTGAAAAATCGGTTCTTAGGAATAGATCTCCTTTAGATGGATTTTCTGGAAATTCAGTTCCGTTTGGTTCTGCGGAGGTCTCAATGCCATTGCTATCTATGTAAGTTTCACCTGTAGCCAATCTCTCAGCTATATTACTTTCTTCGCTAGCTTTAGCAGCTTCACGTTCTGCTTCCTCAATCATACGATTCCATTTGTCAAGCTCGCTTACTGATTCGGTTGAATCAGCTGTAAGTTCTTCTGGCGCTGTTATATCACCTCCTAGTGCAGTCGCCGGCGTTGTGTGCTCGGGTTCATGGAATTCGTCTAAAAATTGATATTCAATTTCTTGTTCTTTTTTTGGTACTTCAAATGTAGGACCAGTTTGTATCCATTCCCCTCCAGGTTCACGGACACCTTCAAAGTCTGTTGTAGTTTCTTTTAATTCTTCTGCTGTAGGTTTTTCACCAACATCTGCTACATAAGAATCTGGAGTATTAAATGCTTCGGTTAACTCATCTGCTTGGTCATCGAGCCAAGTTTTTTCTTTTTGTTCTCTAGTCCAGACAAATGTCATTTGGGCGGCCAGCAACATGATAACAGCTAGTGGATCAAATACAATAACAATTAAGATGATGATCCAAGTAACTGCTCGTTCGAGCATTGAGGCATCTGGGGCGGCACCATATAAAAATGCCGCAATGTATTTTATCGGCCCTACTTCAGCTTCAACTTTACGATTTTCTGCACGTATAGGTGCCGCGTCATCATTGATCTGACTAATTGTTTTCTGGTTCGCTTCAATATCTTTGGCAAGAGCCTGACGGTCTTTTTGCTGCGATTTGCGTACAACGTTTGCTTTATCGGCACCTTTTTCATCACTGCTTCGGCCCATGATTTGGTCCACAGCGTCATCCATCTGTTTAATTTGCTTGCGGTCAGCTTCGATATTTTCTTTTGCCGTCTTAATTTTCTCATCATATATTGCTAGTTTAGATTGAACATCACCAGATACTAGATTTTGATCGTTGTGTGCTTTTGAAAGAAATCCAAAAATACCCATTGATGTAATTAACATCAATACCACAACTGCAATGGTCATGTAGTATCTCATAAAACGTGGAGCACGTTCCCAATTGGCTTTGAGCCAGGAAGCGCAGACAAGTTTGCCAACTTCTAAAGCTGACCCCATGATGATAATTGGAATGGCGGCGGCGGAAAATATAGCGGTCAAACCTACTACTGAATAGTAGATTGCGACCGCTGATATTGTTAAACCAGTGAGTAGTAATAACCAAGCTAAAATCATATCTTATATTTATTTGAATACGATCAAGGCCAGTAGTGCAGCCTGGCAAAAGAAACCTAATCCAATAGTTACTACATTAAGTAGGTCCTTTTGGATTGTTGCTTTTAGGAAAAAACAGAACAGGCCGGTCCAACTGAATAATACCATATCAACAGGCGGCATCTTTTCAGTTAAACCTGTTAAAACCGCAACCATAGTTGGAATAGTTGCTAAGTGTAGTAGTACAATAGCTACCCAACCCATAGTTTCTGCACTTACATGCGGTGCGTGTTCTTTGATGTTTTTAACCCATAAATCTAAATCAAAAAAATCGTGTACACCTTTTTTAATACCTTCGACAATTGCGTTCATTTTAATCCTTACTTGTAAAAAATATGATGGCCGATTTTAGTTACCTTTTCTCGTTTCCATCCAGGGTTAACATAATCTGCATGATAATACAGGGCTTGTTTTAAATCAGGAAGTCTAAACCCTTCCAATAATACTTTTTTGGCCACTTCCATTGATTCTGTGTATACTGGTCCGTTTTCAGGACGTTTAGCACTCGGGCCTTCACAATACCAGCTGAACTGGCATAGTACTTTTTCGTATACTACATTTTTTTGATAAACCACGCGGCAGATGTCACTTGGGAACTCTCCACTTTCGGCGCGATTAATTGTAACTTGTGCTACGGCTACTTTGCCTTCAAAAGGCTCATATCCGGCTTCATGGTATATATTACGAGCTAGACAATCTAATTGTGCTTGTCTCATTTGTGCTGTAATTGGACTCGCTTCCATGCGAGCTTGTTTTAAATGATCAATCTTTCTAATTACTGATTGATATCCTACTGTTGCTACTACCAATAATGCTAGTAACATTACTACTGTTTTGATGATGCGTATCATTTTTGTCTCCTTTACGCTGGATGAGGTATCGCTACTACCGTCATTAGTTAATGTTTGGCTGTATCCGTTTCTCCTTAACAAAAAGCCGTTTGCCCCAAAAACCTTTGGGGACAATATATAGTTATCCTGATTTTTGTCAGGAAAAGTACTATGTTTATACTTAGTCACAGTTTAACGTCTCATTTTAGAAATGTCAACTGCTTCTTCGTCACTAAAAACCGGCACTGCATTGCTCTTATGCATGGTTGCGATGCCTTTTACCTTTGTACCAGTATAAACCTTAGCTGGTGCCAGGGTTGCATTACCGGTATAATCACCTCTGCTTTTGAGATGGGCGGTTGTGTTTCGGCCTTCGGGAATAGCCAAACTGTAGTTACCGCTTAAACTAGGAGCACTCATAGCTCGAGCACGTTTCTTTTCTTCTGCTTCTATGCCCCATTTCTTTTGAAGCTCTTTCCACGACTCGTCCAATTCTCTAGCCTTTCTAGCATGTTCTGCTGAAGCAAATTTCTTCTTGCCTTTCTTCTTGCCTGTAGTTGAATACATAGGCGGCAATAGGTGCATACTCAAAATATTCTCCAAAAGTTATAACAATACTAGTATTATACTAGATTATATTATTATTGTCAATATAAATTGAATGCTACAGTAATTCGTTCATTTTGAGTAGTATTGCGGTCTACCCTATGTACTACCCAACTTGGAAATAATAATATTTTTCCAACTGTTGGATTTGATACGCCAGTTTCTATAGGAAGTTTATCAAATGGAAATCCTGAATGTTGTGACATTGGTGCAGGATGTCGAAATCTAGTTCCTCCATCTTTTCCATTTGTTTGGTAATAGTAAATTCCAGAAACCCTGGCAGGAGTATGAGCATGATCATATTGGTAGCCTCCATAGTTACTAAAATTAAACCAAGATTCGTCCAATACAAATTTAGGATCTCCGTATCCTAAATCTTGTGCATATTTTAAACTAGCCCATTTTATTTCTTCAATTAATAAATTTAATTTGAATTTAACTAAATCATTAGTAGTATTTTTGCCATATGTAAATGTAGTATAAGTATCATCGCCCCAAGGTTGTTGTAAATTAGATTTTCTAATTTCAGGTAGTGCTTGTGAGATCTCTGTTTGCACTTTGTCTAAAGTGTCACCTGAGAGTTGATGTAAAAAGAACGGAGTTGAAAATAAAGATTCAATCATACTCGAAAACTTTCACCGCATCCACATTCGCCTCGAGAATTTGGGTTGGTAAACTCGAATCCTTCGTTGAGTCCATTGCGGACCCAATCCATTGTTAAGCCTGCTAGGTAAGGCTCATCTTTCAAACTGACTAGTACACAGAAATCGTTTTGGGCATAATTGATTATGCCTTCTTCTCCGTCATACTTGTCCACATATTCTAACACATAAGCCAGGCCACTACAACCTGTGGTTCTTACACCTATGCGAATGCCAACACCTTTGCCTCTGCGTTCCAAATTTTGTTTGATTTTTTTACTGGCTGTGTCTGTTACGATAATCATTTATGGCTGCCTTGATTGCGTCTTCAGCAAGTATTGAACAATGTATCTTGACTGGAGGCAATGCTAGCTCTTCGGCAATTTGGGAATTTTTAAGGTTAACAGCATCATCAATATGCATACCTTTAACCCATTCAGTAACCAATGAACTTGACGCTATTGCTGAACCGCATCCGTATGTCTTGAAACGAGCATCTCTAATAATACCATCTTCATCTACCTTTATCTGTAGTTTCATTACATCACCACAAGCCGGAGCGCCGACCATACCAGTACCCACAGTAGGATCATTCTTATCAAACGATCCTACGTTTCTTGGATTTTCATAATGGTCGATAACCTTATCTGAATAGGCCATTAGTTTGGTACCAATACAATTTTTTGAGTATTGGTCTGGGGGTCAATCATTTGTTGCCAATGGTATCCTGGAGGAGGTGCTTGGACGTAAGGTTGAGGTTGTGTATAAACAATTGGAGGTTGTTCAACAACTACTGTACGAGGTTGGGCGATTTCATAACCAATCACTCCACCAATTACAGCTGGAGCGACCCAACCCATACCATATCCGCCACCGTGATAGCAACAACCGCCACGATATCTAAATCCTTCGTGTGCTTGAGCTGTTGCCGATCCAACTAATGCTAACAATGATAAAGCAAAAACTATCTTTTTCATAATATACTCCTTAGCGTATACTAATATAACGCCTTAGACTAATATTTAGTTGACTTATTTGGCTTCTTTACGAGCATTTTTAACTGCTGTAACGTCGTTGCGTGTTTCTTTACACAATTTAGCCAAATCTTGACAATGTTTACGAACACGAGTACCAGCGGCACCTACTTCTTTGTCATAGAATTTTTCGAAGTCTGATTCCATTGCTTCGATGATTGCAGTGAATTCTGCGTATTTGTTTGTAGCCATTTAATTCTCCTTTAGGCAAGTACCAAGTACTTATACCTAGTGTACAGGGGTTAAAAATAAATGTCTAGTTAATCGGCAAAAACATTTGGACTGCCGGCTGTGATAGCACCGCCGTCTGTACTATCGCCTACTCTGGCTACTCCAATACCGCCTACAAACACATTTCCCGATCCGGCATTTATTGCCGCACTATGGGGTACGCATACCTTGCCACTTTTAATAGTATGGGGAGACGTGGGATTGCCAATGCACTCAATAGGAATGCCATTGGCAAATACTTTGGATCCGGCACCTGTCGGACCAGTTATAGTCGTAGTTGCATCACAACCATGTCCAGTGGTTGTTGGATCGCCTTGTCTTGCTACGGCTGGCATTATGCTAGTTTGATCCCTGTTGTTTGTTCAGTGTAACGATCTGCGGCATCTTTGATAGTAGGTGCTAGAACCATTACTGTACTTCTATTTATAGTAACTTCTGCATCCGGATCTGTGGTAAACAAAAATGGTACTAGACCAATGCCATCTTTGGTTGCTGTCAAACATAATGGTTTCTTAACTCGAACACCTAATACACCGTCTTCGACTAATTTGGCTACAATTTCTTCACCAGCTGTTGTTTTGATTGTAACTACTTCGCCCTCGGCGATACCTTTATTAATTAACATGTTATACCTTTTCAAAATGTTTCTTGAGTTCAGTGAACCCGCCTATATAATTATCGTCTAAAAATATCTGCGGCAAAGTTCTGGCTGTTGGTACTGCTTCTAATAGCTGTTCTTTGGTCCAATCTTCTTGAACATTTCTTTCTTCGAATTCAATGCCTTTCATTTCTAATAAGGCTTTGGCCTGTACACAAAATGGACAGGCATTTTTGCTCCATACCACTGCTTTCATATTCTTTCCTTTTTACTATTATAACGCAGGTAAGGCATCGTAGTCAATACCTTCACTCATTATGCCAATAACGTAATTTGTTGATTCACTTTCTTGTAGTGCTGTTTGTTTTTTACTAGTATCAACATGTTTGTTGAACCACGGAATAGGTGTGCTACGAGGTGCGGCTTGTTGGTACTTAATACCAATATCTTTAAGTGCAGAAACTGCGGTGTAGTCCACAAAGTCTTTAAGAATGTTAGAGTTCAAACCAATTACTGGACCTTTCTTGAACAAGTAGTCTGACCATTCTTTTTCTTCACGTATAACGTCCAGGTATAAGTTATAAACTTCAGCTTCACATTCCAGTTTAGCTTCAGCAAATCTTGAATCTTCTTTGACCACTTGATTGATCAAATAGGCTGTCCAACCTTTGTGT